ACTAATTAAATGTACCGACATTGTTCATTACATGTTGAACCGTGAAGACTATAATGATGAAGAGGTTATTATTGATTATTCAGATATTGACCCAAGAGAAAGAGATTTTGATGAGATAACTAAAAAGTTTGATGAGGGATATAAACCCTATTCATTGTGGTTTGAAGCAATGGCTAAAAAACTTAAGTTTGATAGACGTAAGATTGCTCAGGAATTGGAATGTAATTTCTTAGGGTCAGGGGATAATGTTATTCCTAACGAAACTATTGAAAAAATCAAAGACCGTGAAATCCGTAATGCTGAGAATAAGTTTATGGGTGGAGCAATGTGGCAATGGAAAGAACCAATACCTGGTCATAAATACATTATGGGTATTGACGTTTCTCGTGGTGATAGTGAGGATTTCACTACCTTCTGTATTATCGACTTTGATGAGAGAGAACAGGTATTGGAGTACTTAGGAAAGATACCACCTGATGTTGCAGCTGAGATTGCATTCAAATGGGCCACTATGTATTCTGCATTTGTGGTTATTGATATCACTGGTGGTATGGGAGTATCTACGGCAAGAAAACTTCAAGAAATGGGTTACCAAAACTTATATGTTGAAGGTGTTAATGCCGCTGATAAGTGGAAATATAATCCAAAAGCAATGGAGAAGATACCAGGTTTGAACTTTAATAGTAAAAGGGTTCAGATTGTTGCAGCTTTTGAAGAGGCATTGAGACATGGTTACGGAGTACGTTCAACCAGATTATTACATGAGTTGAATACGTTCGTTTATGTAAATGGTAGACCTGACCACTTAAAAGGACAACACGATGACTTGATTATGGCAATGGCTATGGCAATATATGTTGGTGAAAATTCATTCTCATCATTGGAGAAGGTAACAGAACAAACAAAGGCAATGGTTGATAGTTGGATGGTACAAGAAACTCCGATAAAGAATCCTGTTAATGATTATAATCCTACATTAAGTGCTATGAGAAATGACCCATATGGTAGACCTCATCACGGTGGTGCGTCAAAAAGTGATTATGAAAACTATTTATGGTTATTCGGGGGTAGAAAATAAAAGATTTAATTATTGTAGGAAATTACTACTATTTATATAAAAACAAGAAATGGCTGAGAATAACTATACTGTATGGCAGAGATTAACCAAAGTTTTTGGTCCCGATTCTACATTGGACCAACAGCCGCCTGTATACAAATTTGATAAGAAGGAGTTACTTAAAACACCTGACAAAAATGAGTACGAAAGAGAGAAACTTCAAGCTCAACAAACTCTATACCTTGGTCAACAATGGCAGAAGGTAGAAAATAACTTATATACCCAAGCCGTTTATTACGAGCCAACGAGACTCGCAGCATTCTACGATTATGAGAGTATGGAATATACTCCTGAGATTTCTGCAGCACTCGATATCTATGCTGAGGAATCTACAACAGCAAATGAGGATGGTTACATCCTTCAGGTATATTCAGAAAGTAAAAGAATCAAATCAGTCTTAACTGATTTATTCAATAATAGATTGGACATTGATACCAACTTACCGATGTGGACAAGAAACACTGCTAAGTATGGTGACAACTTCGTATACTTGAAGTTGGACCCTGAAAAAGGTATCATGGGTGGTCAACAATTACCAAATATTGAAATCGAAAGATTGGAAAGGGGTATGAAGTCGGCACCAAGTCAATACGGTGTACAACAACCAAGTGGTGAGTCAAATGAAGAGGTATTGAAATTCAAATGGAAAGTAAAAGACATGGAATTCAATACGTGGGAGATTGCTCACTTTAGGTTATTGGGTGATGACCGTAAGCTTCCTTATGGTACTTCTATGTTGGAGAAAGCCAGAAGAATTTGGAAACAACTTATTCTATCAGAAGATGCGATGTTAATTTATAGAACATCAAGAGCACCTGAAAGAAGAGTATTCAAAGTATTCGTAGGTAATATGGATGACAAAGATGTCGAACCGTATGTACAACGAGTCGCCAACAAGTTCAAACGTGACCAGGTCGCAGACCCTTCAACGGGTAATGTCGACCTACGTATGAACCAAATGGCTGTAGACCAAGATTACTTTATTCCTGTTCGTGACCCTAACGCTCCGAACCCTATTGATACTTTACCAGGTGCGCAGAACTTGTCAGAGATTGCGGATATTGAATACATCCAAAAGAAATTGTTGACGGCACTTCGTGTTCCTAAAGCATTCTTAGGTTTTGAAGAGGTTACTGGTGAAGGTAAGAACTTAGCATTACAGGATATCCGTTTTGCGAGAACTATCAATAGAATTCAAAGGTCTATGATTCAGGAGTTGAATAAGATTGCAATCATCCACTTATATATCTTAGGTTTTGAGGATGAATTACAAAACTTCCAATTGGCATTAACTAACCCATCATCACAAGCTGACTTGTTGAAGGTGGAACAATGGCAACAGAAGATTCAATTGTATCGTGATGCAACTACTGACCCAGGAAACGGTATCTTACCTGTTTCATCATCATGGGCTAAGAAACATATTCTTGGATTCTCTGATGAGGAAATCAAACTTGACTTACAACAACAACGTATTGAAAGAGCGGTTGCTGGTGAATTGGAGAAAACTCAAGAAGTTATTATCAATACTGGTATCTTTGACAATCTTGACAAATTGTATGGTCAAAAAGGTACAGCACCTGAAGGTGAAGCTGATGCTGAAGGAGGAGACGACTTCGGTGGTGGAGACGACTTCGGTGGTGGTGGAGACTTCGGAGGAGGTGGAGATTTCGGTGGAGACTTAGGAGGAGACTTAGGTGGTGAACCTGCTGGTGAAGTTGAAACTGGTGGTGAACCTGAATTAGCTCCTGAAAGATTTGTTAGAAATAAAGACTTAGATTTAATCTTAGAAGATATGACATTATTTGGTCAAGACGAAACTATTGACCTATCTAAAGGTAGAGAGTCATTAGGTGAGATGGAAGAAAAGTTGAACCAGTTACTCAAATAGTAATATTTATAAATAAAACAATTATGAATAAGTTCGGTGCTATAAAATCAAAGATTGAAAGAACGTTAGTTTCTACTTACGGTAAACAATCTTTTAAGTCTAACCTTCAGGGTTTCAAAAAAAGAATCTTAGGTGACAAAAATTTGGCTGAAGCCTATTACCTTTATGATGAATTAAGTTCACAAAAAGGTTTATCTAAAGAAGTTGCTTCGGTATATGTAAATGAGTCGTTTGAAAAGTTAAATGATATCATCACAAATAACAAAGAAAAAATTGAAGAATTATCTAAGTGGGTTAATGAACTTTTAGATGAATCTGTTGAAAATAATTACGTAGATATTGATAACGTTATTTACGAAAAATCTTTAACTAAATTGGAGACAGTTGTGGAATCAAAATTAAAGATTCAGAGAACACTTTCTGAAACAAAGATTGAAGACGTAATCAAAGAATCAGTAAATCTACCATTGTCTACAATGTTGAAAATTGCATCGAATACTTTCAACAAAGAATATGAAAATATTAGTGAATCAGAGAAAGAGGAATTGAAAGGATTATTATCAATGACTAAAGAGGAGATTACTAAAGAAATGACTGAATTAAAAGAATCAGTTATTGGTAAACTTAAATCTACTTTAACTGAAAGTACTGATACAGAATTAACTGAAAAAGTTAATAATACAATTTCTAAAATTAATGAAAGTAAAAACGATTTAGTTTCATTATACAAACTCAAACAATTACATTCAGGTCTATAATAAAAAAAGGGTTCAGTCTTCTGAACCCTTTAATTTTTCCACATACTTGGCTTTCTGTAATTGCTTTCTTCTCTTTGTGGTTTTTTTCTCGTAGTATCTTCCATCCCTTAAATTATTAAGTTGTTTGGTCTTTATGACCTTATACTTATAATTCTTGAGAGCTCTCTCAATACCACCTTTTTTGTTATCTACTTTTACTACTATCATACTTGACTATTATAATAAATAGTTTTTTTAAGTCAAATTTTGACTGAGGAGGAAAAGTTTCTTATACTTTTATCAACAAATAAACGTGAAGATATATGAAGAATATATGAAAAAAGGTAAAAGTTCGAAATTAAATATTTTCGAAAACGCTAAGTGTAGTTATGGAACTGTAGATGCACAAAACTTAAAATCAATTTATATTTCAATTCAATCATGGATTGAACCAACTGTTGAAAGTGACAATTGGAATAGAATAAACGGAAACTTAAATCGCAACATTAAACATAACTTATTAGAGTGTGTTGACCCATTAATTTTTGAAACACATAATATTGTAGATTTAGACTTAAGAACGAGTGGTATTCAAATGGGTAAAAAATCTTTCATGAATTTAGAGGTTACATTATTTGTAAAAGAACACATGGATTTCAAATCAATTATTTTGAGGGACCGTGTAAAGAAAATATGTAAATCAATCTATTCAGATGAATTGATGTCTTCAGATTATTTTACGTTGTCTAAGACCAAAACGAAAAAGAAAGAATATTTATCTTAAAGACCTTTTTCGTGAAAATCAAAATTACAGAATCACAACTACAAAAATTAAGAAAGGTCATCAGTGAGGCTAACACCGCCATTGATGACCTTAACAATATTATTAACCCGTCTGATTTCACGGTAAATGAGGATTTTACTGTAGTGACTTTTAGAAATGTAATGTTAGAAGGTGATATGGAAGATAATGACATTTCTGTCAGGGTCATGATTGATAAGATTTTATATACTTATGATGGTGAACAAGACGTGACTGGTTTTGCATCGACTTGGGCCCTCAAAGACGTTTATTCAGGAGAAGATTTACCATTAGGTTATGTTATCAATAACAAAGTTGCTGAAGTGATGAATAGAAAATATACAAAGTATATTGGTGTAGAAATAAGTGAGTGGGACATCATTATAGAATAATCCCCATTTCTAAGTATTTATAATAAAGATTTATTCATATGAGAGTTTTAGGACCACAAGATACAGGGAAGGGAATATTGATTGAATGGGATGCAGGATATGTAAACCCACACGATAGCCGTAATGCTGAAGTTATCAAAGAATCGTATGGTCAGTTGGACCACTCGAAACCATTTGAGTTTTATGCTGTATTACAAAAATTCGATACACCAAACAGAAACGGTCGTGTCTACCCTGAAAAAATATTAAGAAGAGAAGCCGAAAGATATCAAGGGGCTATCAATAAAGGTTTATCCATTTCTGAGTTGAACCACCCTGAATCATCATTGATTGATTTGGACCGTGTATCACATCTTATCACTGATATGTGGTGGGAAGGTAATACATTAATGGGTAAGTTAAAATTATTAACTTCACCAGGTTTCCATGATAGTGGTGTTGTTTCGTGTCCTGGTGACCAAGCCGCAAACTTAATGAGACAAGGTGTTACTATGGGTGTATCTTCTCGTGGTGTAGGTTCATTAGCTAAGAAGGGTGAAAGAAACGAAGTACAGGAAGATTTTGAACTTATTTGTTTTGACCTTGTATCGTCTCCATCTACTCCAGGTGCATACCTTTTCCTTAATAAGGACGATAAGGGTAAGTACGAAGAAAACTTAGAAGAGGAAAAAAGACCTGAACCTGAAGCAAGAATTGATGGTGGAATGGGTGCATCTATTGACTTAATGAGAAGATTATCCGATTATTTAGGTAATTAAAAATTTTATAACCATGGATGAGAAATATTTCGTAGCAAAAATTCAGTATGACCTACCTGACGAGAATTCAGGAAAGATTAAAAAAATCAGAGAAGAGAAACTTGTAAAAGGATACAACGTAACAGAAGTTGAATCTAAAGTCACTAAGAAATTCGAGGGTTTCCCACATGATTGGAGAATCACCGCATGTGCTGAAAGTAAAATCGACGAGGTTTACGAATAACAAAAACCAAACCAAAAAATTTAAGAATCGGAGGGTAACTTCCGATTTTTTTATGCCCTAATATTTCAAAAATGATATTTTTTGTGTTTTCGTAATATTTATAGTATACGAATAAATAAACATTTGCGCAAAAAGTAAAAAATGGCGAACGAAACTAAAAAATCATTAGTTGAAGAGGCACTACTTCAAATGAAAAATTTGGAAGAAGCCGTAACGGAAAATGCAAAAGGAATACTTGCTTCTACAATGAAGGAAGAAATCAGTGAATTAGTAAAAGAATCGCTCTCTGAGGAAGAGGAGATTGAAATGGTCGACATGGAAGAAAGTTCAAAAATGGAAGAAGGGTCAGAAATGGCTGAACAAGAAATGGAACTTGACATGGAAGACGGAGAAGAGGAAATGGACATTGATATGGACATGGAATCTGATGAAGATTCAGAAATGGAAGACGAAGGCGAGGAGATGGACATGGAAGACGTAGAAGATATGTTGATGATGGACTTACCTGGTGATGAGTTGGAAGTTGATGATGAAGAAGAAGTTCTTTTACCTCTTGATTTAACAGGAGCATCTGACGAGGAAATCTTAAAGGTTTTCAAAGCTATGGGTGAAGAAGACGGAATTATCATCTCTCAAGATGGTGACGATGTTGTACTCAAAGACGAAGAAGCTGACGTTGAATACAAAATCCAAATGGAATCAGAAGAGAAAGAGGAAGAAATGGCTGAGGAAGTATCTGAAGAAGATATGGATGAAGTTGTTTACGAAATCGAAGTATCTGAAGAAGACGATATGGACGAAGAGTATAAAGAAGAGGAAATGGCTGAAGGTAAGTACGGTATGAACAAAGGTGACGAATACCACAGAAAAGATGTGGATGGTCACGAGGAAGAAGACGGTAAGTACGGAGCATTTGAATCTGAAATGAAAGAAATGTCTGACAATGAAGCTGATATCAAGAATGATGAATATCATATTGAAGATTTAGAAGATGACATTAAAGACCGTGAAGAGAAGTCTGAAGGTGAAGCTGTTGAAGGTATGGTGAGAAGTCACGCTGCTGGACAGAAAGCGTCTTCTGACAAATCTAAAGGTTTACCAAGACCTCATTCAGTACCAAACAAAGCTCGTTTGGGTGAAGGTACAGAAAAAGAGTTACAACAACTTAGAGAAAAGAATGAAGAGTACCGTAAGGCACTTAACATCTTCAAAGAGAAGTTGAACGAGGTTGCAGTATTCAATTCTAACTTGGCTTACGCTACACGTTTGTTCACAGAGAACACTACCACTAAGCAAGAGAAAATCAATATCCTCAGAAGATTCGATTCAGTAGAAACATTGAAAGAATCAAAAGGTTTGTATAAGACTTTGAAAGAAGAATTCGAAAGCAAGGAAGCTAACACAATCTCAGAATCTATGACTGAGAAAGTAAGTAAGACTCCATCTAAAGGTTCATCTGCAAATCTTATCGAATCTAAGACATATGAGAATCCACAATTCATGAGAATGAAGGATTTGATGTCAAAAATAATAAAATAAAATAAAACTTAAAAATTACTAAAAATGGGAGCATTATTAGAATCAGGTCTTGTTGGTAACATCGGTCTTAAGCACTTGAAAGTTATCAAAGAAGACACAATCAACAAATGGGACAAATTAGGTTTCTTGGATGGATTGAAAGGTCACTTGAAAGAAAACGTGGCACAATTATACGAAAACCAAGCGTCTCACTTAATCAACGAAGCAGCAAACGCTTCTGACTCAGGTTCATTCGAAACTGTAGTCTTTCCTATCGTTAGAAGAGTATTCTCTAAATTATTAGCTAACGATATCGTATCTGTACAAGCAATGAACTTACCAATCGGTAAATTGTTCTACTTCGTACCTAAAATCCAAAACAGAAACTCTGATGGTACACACGTAGCACCATTCGGTGCACCTAACGGTCCATCTACTTCAGATTCAAACTACGGTAGTGGTAAGAACTTGTACGACCGTTTCTACGAAGGAGAAACTCCAAATTCAGACCCAGCAGGTTTGTTTGACTACTCAAAAGGTGCTTACACAGCATTGACTGACACATTGGTTCCAGTTAAATGGGATGCAGGTGCATTGGTAGCAACTACTTTGGATGACGTATTGGGTGGCGCTTCTGCTAATGTAAGAAGCTTGTTGTTCGCATTGTCAGGTTTCTCTAACGCAGGTGCTGGTAAATTAATCGGTCCTGATGGTCAGGAAATGGATAATGAAGACTTCTTGGCTTCATTGGAAACTTACTTTGATACAACTGATGATGTTTACTATAACTTCAGAGTAGTAACTCAGAAATATGGTAAAGGTATCGTACAGTATGGTGAAGAAGTAGCAGCACCATTCCCAGGTTCAGGTCCAGGTGGTAAGTATGACGACATCTGTGATGCTAACGGTATCATCTACTTAGAGTTAGACCTATCAACTCCAGCAGCTATCGGCTCTACGTCATTAGACGGTTACACAGGTACTACAGTTGCTTCAGGTGCTACATTCACAGCATCATGGAGAAGATACGAAACTTTAGAATTCGAAGATAAAATCGGTGAGGTATCTTTCGACCTTGAAGCAGTTACTGTTTCTGTAACAGAAAGAAAATTAAGAGCACAATGGTCTCCAGAACTTGCACAAGACGTTTCTGCATTCCACAACATCGACGCTGA